CCCGAGGAACTCCATGGTCTCGATATCCGAAGAGATTCGAAACGCCGAAGCTTTGATTGTCATGCCATTATACAAGTTGTAATGTTCTTTTACAAACTCGTAATATTTTTCCTCTGGAAAGTAGTGGCGCCGAAGCGCGTCTATTTTTTCAGAGACTGATGACAAGTAATCATCACCATAGAGAGACTCTAAAACATTCAACAATATTTCATCGTACGACGGGACACCTTGTCCCGTTGCACGATAAAATCGGATCCAAAAATGAAACCGGATTATCAAATGCCCTATAGTATTGTCTGTGGTGGTTTTACCACTACCAGAAGGATTTCCATGCTTTTTTAGATAAATTGACCCATCAGGCATTACAATGTACTGCTGTTCTAGTCCGGATCGGACATATGATTGGTAAATTTTTTCTGAAGAAGGTGCTGAAGACATCTTTTCACGAATTGTATAGACTTCAGGTATCAATGGGAACAATCTGTCCCAACCCGATATGTCTCCCATCTCATGGCAAACTGAATTGTCGAGGTGGGCATGGGCTAGGTTATCTATCCCATTATACTGTTTGGTGAAACCATAACGGCTCCAAAAATTTTGGAAATCGTTACAGCGAGCTTTCATTCGAGAGTCTTGGATATCGTAAAGACGTTTTTGTTGTAACACATACTCTGTAGGCGGAATGAAAAAAGTTCGCACTTTTCCAGCGTCAACTTCCTCTTGTGGAAGAAATTCACGCTTGGTCGTTACGTGCCAGAGAGGAGTGTGAGGATGGTAAAACTCGGGTGCAAACTCATCTGCTGCCACAACTTCGCGCTTTGATTTGTAGCCGAGGTTGAGCCATGGTTTGCCGGGTGAGGTTTCCCAGTTCACGTCCATCTTCGATGAAGTTGGAGATCCTGTCAGACACGCTAACATTCGTTCTGCGTATTGGAGGGCTAAAGGAAAATCGGGGTCTTGACGGAAGGCGTCGTTAAAAACAACGTCGCATTTCCGGACGGACTTCATTAACAAGTCGAGATTCTCTATGGCTGGCACATGTTTCGCCATCTCGAGAACATCATCCCATTGGTGTGTGAGATCTGTTGCGAGAAAGCGATCCATGTACGAATCTATAAAGTTTCCTGAGTCTTTTTCTTTAGCGGGTGTGTATAAATTTTGTGATCGTAAAATTGGTTCAAAATGTTCAAAAACAGGGCGACGAATGGGTGAACACCGTTCCGTCACGTGGGGGTGGAAGTCCGGTGGATTTCCACTCTCCGCGCATATTTGTCCCGCCCTTGCTAGGGCGGAATTTAAAAATCCCATGTACAAGGCTCGAACTCTTCGAAGTATGCTTGTGACACTACCGAGCCAATGTTAGCGACTGATACCGTTCCCCGGTGGATTCCGGTGACGTGGTTGTCG